GGGAGCATTTCGGAACGACCTGGTGGAAGCGGCGAAAGCGATTTCGTCGGTCACCTCGTCAACGAATCCGGCATCCTTGGCTTCGGCCGCAGAGAACCAGGTTTCGGAGTCCATCCACTTTTTGATGGTGTCGTAATCCTTGCCGGTCTTCGCGGCATAGGTGCCGACCAGGCTGTCCCGGATCTTGTCCAGGAGATCAGCCGTCTGGCGCATTTCGTCGGCCTCACCGATCGCACCGCCCCAAGGGTTGTGGATCATGAAGAACCCGTTTCCAGCGATGCGGACTGTCTTTCCAGCCAGGGCAATGATGGAGGAAATCGACGCGGCAAGTCCGTCAATCTGGACGGTGACGTCCTGTCCGCGGAGGAAATTGTAAATCGCGATGCCGTCGAACACGGAACCACCCGGCGAATTGATGCGGAGATTGATGCGCTTCGCACCGGTAGCCCGGACCGCGTCGATGAACGATTTCGCGTTCACGCCCCACCCCCCGATTTCGTCGTAAAGGAAGATGTCGGCCTCTTCGTTGGCCTTGGCTTGGATGTCGAACCAGGTTTTCACGCGGTTGTTGCTGCTGCGTTATTGCTCGAAAGCTCGTTGGGGTCGAGCGTCATTATCTCGGCCCGATCGACGTTGAACTCCTGGGCAAGCTGTTGTGCATAGGCAATTTCGGCCGCCTTTTGCCGCAATTGCTCGCGCCAGTCTTCGCCCGTCTCGGCGTAGATACTTTGAAGGGTTCGCATCCCCGTCTTGAACTCAGCCACTGCAGCGGCGGAATTGCGACCCACGTCCACATTGATCGACCTCGGAGCGCGGAAGGTCGACCGATACCAGTCAGCCGGAGCCGGGCGCATGAAAGGCTCGGTGCGGATTCCAGATTCGATGACGTATTCGTAGACCCGGCGAAGGTGGTCAGCAATGACGGCAGACCTGGAGCGGAAGAACGCGTTGGCAATGTCCAGGACAGACCGCATCGAAGTCCCCTGCATCGAAGTCGGGAGGACGATTTCCTTCGGCACTCCGATGCCAGCACAAACCTTGCTGGTCAGGTAATCCCAGTAACCGCTGGTCGCCGCAGACGGACGCTCGACCTTGAATTGGTTGAACTCGTCCCCGTGTTTGAGAACCGCGACCTCGCCACCGAAAACGTCTTTGTAGTAATCGGCCCGCTCGACCCCGTCAGAACCTGTGACAGTCCCGCGGATGATGTCGTCATCGGTGACCTCGCCTTCCTTGGTCTTGATGACGTTCTGCACCTTCGAGGCTGCCTTGGCGGCTTGCATCTCGAAGATTTGCAGGTCGTCCAGGTCATGGAGGTCGTTCATCACCGGGTAAAGCGCCGGCAATCCACGATATTGCCCAGGGCGTCCAGGCTCGAAGACATGGACAACGAACTCGGCATCGACCCGCTGGAAAACGTCCTGCCGTTTGCCGTCCTCAGTCGTGATCCAATAGGCGATTGGACGGCCCCGTTCATCGACCTCGACACCGTCGATGACCGTGCGCTTGTCCTGCATAGGCGGACTTTTCACTCGGTGGGATTCCACCAACTGAATGCGCGGGTTGCCGCTATCACCTCGGGTCAGAACGATGAAGATCTCGCCATCGACGAACAACGCTCGGGCAACGATGCCCTGGAGGCTGCCGAAAGACAGTCGGGACGACAGGTCAGCGAACCGTTGCCAGTCCCGCCAGTAACTCAGCGCGGAAGCGTTCCAGGCGGCATCAGATGAAGACGGGAAGAACGCCAAACCCTGACCGACGGTGTACTGTTCGAACAGGTCAGCGATCCGATTCACGAAGGCGTTGTTGCGCTCGAAATATCGGGACCGACGAACCAACTCGTAACGGCTGTAAGGGTCGATGTCGAAACTGGCCGACTGGACCGAACCGTGCAGGGTCGAACGCTGCGTGGAATGGCGAGCCCCCTCGTAACGTGCGCTTGGGGCGACGACGAACCGGGTAGCGGCGGCGAGGCGTCGAAAGAGGTTCATCGGATCAGGTTCGAGAAGTCGTTGCGGAAGGAACGGATGGGTTTCAGCCGTGCCATCATGTACGCATACCGGGTGGCGTCTGTCACGTTCCCAGCGGAGACGGCATCGTCGTACAGGTCCAGCAGCCTCGAATAGGTCTCAGCCATCTCGGTCGGGGTGACACCCTCCTGGGCATTGACCTGGAAGGTCACCGATCGGCCATTGCCGGTGGTCTGCTGGAGAACCTTGCCAGTCTCCAGGGCATGGACAGCCTCGTTGTTGAGCGAGTTGAGCTTGTCCAGCAACGTGGCTCCGTGGGTCACGGTCGAATAGACGTGACGCAGGAGGCCGCGGGCGAATGCAGAGGAAACTGCCACGATTCAAAGTCCGCACGATCAGCCGCCGGACGCTAGGGTTGGGTTGGCCCGTCGTTGCTCATTTCCGCCCGTGACGGCGTTCTGCTCTTGGTTGCGGGTGTTTGGTCAGCCAGACGAGAGCCTCGCCAAGCCTGGCCCGTCCACCAGGCATCGGGAACCCTCGGGCCTTCATCGCGTAGACGTAGGAAGGAGCCCGCTTGAGCATGGCGGCGAGTTCCTTGGTCGTCAGTAGGTCAGTCTGCATTCGAGGCGGAGTTGATGCGAAGCCGGTTGTGGAAGATCGCGGCGGCCACCTGCATGACTTCGCAGTCGGCTAGGTGATTCGGCCATTTTGATGAACGGGGGAGCCACGTCCAGGTCGTGCGACCTGTTGCGGACGACAGCCGGGCCACCTTTTGTTCGCAATCCAGGTGCCGCCAGTATTCGGGCGAAGCCACATTGTCGGCAACCTCCCACCTGGTCCCGGTCTTGCCCTTGCGGAGTCGTTCCAGAATGTCCTTGGTCACGTCCGTCCCAAACTCCAGCAACTTGAGTTCGAGACGTCCCTGGCGACCGGCATTGTCGCCCACCCTGGGGTCAATTCCTCGGAGGAAAAACGGTTCATCGACCCCGGTCTTGCTGTTTCGCCACCCCTTGCGCGGCATACCTTTCGACGGCATCCACCCAACCCAGAGCGGAACCCGGGCGGATCTTGGGAAGAAACGGCCCCACCGGAGGCATTCGGCGTAAACGCTCGGGGCGTCATATCCGGAGTCGATGACGACGTGAACGTCCTGGACCCCATGCTGGGCTTGTTTTTCCCTCACGTCATGCCAGGTGTCCAACGGCCCGGCGTCGATGGCCCTCGAAGATCCGTCCTCATTCCAGGCACGGACTACGAACCAAAAGTGCGGGCTGGAAGCCTGGCAGTCGACCGTCAAGAACTTGATCGCCTTGTCGGCCAGGCCCTCGGTGCCGGCGACGATCAATTCCTCGCGCTGTCTTGGGGCTGCCTGGTTTTCCCAAGGCTCCGCCAGGTTACCGTTCACGAATCCCTGGAGACCGATCAACGATTCCTGCGCTTCCAGGAACTGCACGGCCAGGTGTCCCCAGGTGCATTTTCGATCCGGGCTGTAAAGGCTCGAAAGGTGGTAAGATCGGACCCCGGGCAATGCCCCCTTGTTCTCGGCGATCCATTGGCCGTGACGCAGTCCGGCGACCTTTTGAGCGTCGGTCATCGACCCCTTGCAGAGTTGGCACTCGTACCGGGCGGAGGCGCGGACCCGACCGAAGTCCCACTTTCCGTCTTCGAGTTTGGCGGTCTCGTCCCATTTGACCTGTCTCCACTCCAGTCGGATCGGCACCTTGCAATGCGGGCAGGGGATGTAAAACCGACGCTGGTCCCCACGCAGGAACCGTTGCCAGATTCGGCCCTCGGTGGTTGTCGGGGTCGAGGTCAGGAACAGCTTTGACGAACTGAATGCCTTCAGTCGCTGCTCGGCCAGGTCCAGGGCATCTGCCTCCCGTTCAGATGCCTGGGCGAACTTGTCGACCTCGTCGGCGACCAGGACGCGAACCGGGCGCGATGCCAGGTTTGCAGGGCTGTTCGATCCCACAAAGGTCAACGTCGAGCGGTCGAAGTGCTGTTCCAGGTTTGTCAGCTTGTCCCGATCTGTCGGAAAGTGTGCCACCAGGGCCGGGCAGTCCTCCAGCATCGGCAGCCACCTGGATTTCGAGAACGACCTGGCCAGGTTCTCGGTCGGCATCAGCCAGAGGGCGGGCGACGGTTCGTTGTCGATCATCCAACCCAGCCCAGCCATCAGAGTCGTCGTTTTGCTGGTCTGGCTGCCCCAACAGAGCGTCATCTCGACGACCCCTGAGTCCTTCCAGCATTCCAACGGCTCCCGAACGTATGGCCGGACGCTGGTCGAGTATGGTCCAGGGTGTTCCGTCTGCCGCGAGGTCAATTTGAGGTTCGCCTCGGCCCACTGAACCACGGTCTGACGCGGGGTCGGACGATAGAGTCCGCGCCGAAACTCCAGCAGGTCGCGTTCGAGATCTGTCAGCATAGTGTCAGGCTTGTTTCTGGTGAATCTGACGGACGATTTTTGGCACCGTAGTGTCCCAGTCGATCGAATGGTGGATGCGTGGGTGCGCCGTTCCACTCATGGCACCCACCTTCACCGATGAAGGCATCGTCATCACCGTATAAAACGACTTCGCATAGGTTCCATGCTGCAGATACATTTCTGTCAACCCACCCTTTTGAGACTGCGTTTGAGCCTGAGTCAGCATCACAGCGAACGTGGTCATGAAAAGGTGACCGCGGGAGCCGAGTGTCGTGTATGTTGAAACGTCCTCGTTCATGCGGGACACAAACGAGAAACGCCTTTCTGGAGAACAGAAAAACGAGTTCATCGCCTTTCGATAGATCGGCGATTTGTAGACGGTCCCAGACTTCAAACCACCAATGAAATCGCCACCCTGGGCAATTGCTATTGACGACACACTGGTGGACCAAAAGAACCTTGTAACGGCAGCAAATATTGAGTCCAGGTCTTTGACCTTTTGGCCCTTCAGCTTTCCGTCCTCCGCATACCGGGACATGAACGACATGTAGTCGTCGTCCAGTTGGACAAAAGTCCTGATTCCAAGGCGTTCAGCGATATCGAAACACGCATTTCGAGGGTGGAGGATTGTCAGGTTGTTTGGGATGTTGTCGAAAGTGTCGATGCGTTTTCGGATCTCAGCCTTCGAGAACATTTCCACCATGCCTGGGAAGTTCCTTCGGTAGTCGGCCCCCTGTTTGTCTTCGTCATCAACGACCAGGACGACCCGCCCGGTGTACCCGTGGCTTTTGAGTGTCCTGATTGTTTTGACGTTGTTCGCTCTGCCATGGGTCAGAATGAAGACAGCAAAAGTGCCGAGGTCGTTATCCATTTTGAGCGCGTTTTTGAATGTCCTCAATGGTCTTGGTCATCTCGACATAACCGTTTTCGATGGCCGAATCCATGTCGACAACCACCAGGGCGGATCGTTCCATCAGTTGCTGAACCTCTCGCGGGGCGTGGGCGTAGTATTCGGCGATGTTGCCGTAATTGAAGACAACGTGCCGATTGGCTGCCGCCAGCAACAGTGACTTTGCTTCAAGGTCAATCTCGGCCGCATTGATTTCCTCAATCAAATCGGATGCCTTCGATGAATCGACCATCTCGTTCAGCTTGGGCTTGTCCCCCGTAATTTCGTAGATCAGACCCTTGATTTTGGTCGAATAGGCGTTATCGGCCTCCCCGTCGAGCGAACCGATCAGGTCTGTGATCTCGTCATCCGAGAAGCCGACCAGGTCCATTTCGAACCCGTCTTCCTTCAGGGTTGCCAATTCAGCCGCCAGCATTTTCTCGTCCCACCCGGCATTGAGGGCGAGCTTGTTGTCGGCAATGACGTAGGCTCGCACCTGGGAAGGGGTCAGATGACCCAGGCGGATGCAGGGAATCATTTCGATCCCGAGTTTGCGGGCAGCCATCACCCGGCCATGACCTGCGACAATCGTCCCGCGGGCGTCGATCAGGACAGGGTTGGTCCATCCGAACTCGACCATTGAGGCCGCAATTTGGGCGACCTGGTCAGGTGAATGGGTCCGGCTGTTGTTTGCGTATGGGATCAGGTCTCCGATGGGGATCTCTTCGATTTGGTGTTCCGTTTTCTTCATTTCCAGGGGTTGGTTTGGTAGAGGGTGGCAAGGGCGACCTCCTGAACCCAGCGTTCAAGCTCCTTTTCTGCGTGTTCAGGGTCATGGGGCGCAATCCGGCCCGAAAGTTGTTTCGGCATCGACTTCAGCAGCATCGACACCGCGCCATCGTGGTCGGTCATGACCTTTCGCACCCAGTCGCCCGAGACCAGGGTCCGCTCGCGTTCTGACAGGGCAATGACCTCCTGCCTGGCCTGGGTCAGGTTCCTGGCTGCTTGGGCATGGATCGACACCAGACGGCCGGCATCGGGCTGGGCAGCCTTCAAAGCCCTGACCGTCAGCGCGTAGGCCGCCCGCTCAATCTGCCTTTGCCGTTCGTAGGCTCCCTGCGGAGTGTCCGCGGAGACCACGTTTGGGTCTGTCGGGGCCTGAGCCTCTGGGGGCCGATACGGTCCAGGATCTGGGGATGATCCCGAACCAGATTTCGGGATGTTCCCAGCCCGCTTCTGGGCAGACATTCCACGCCACTGGTCCGCGTCCTCTGGGGAGGTCAACGGCATCCCGGCCTTCACCAACTGGGACACCCGCCCTTTGGTTAGGCCTGAGTGTTTGACGTAGTCCGACTGGGTCATCGAAGGGTCTCCGGCAGGTTCTCAGGCTTTTCGTGCATGATCTGGCGAATCCCGAGAGTGATGGTCCGCAGCACCGGGGCGTCTGGCCTGGCATTTGGGGAATGCTGGGCGGCAAATTGCTCCGGGGTCATCGTTCCAGCCCTGATTCGGGAGATCGCCCACTTGATCAGGTGGTGACCAATGTTGAGGGTGACGTATTGGGCGGCGTCTTTCATGGGGGGTGGTTTACAAGTTTACCTTTGGTTTACGCTCAGGGTCTTCCAGGTCCGCTTTGGCCCC